AGAAATGTTTTAGATATTCAAAATGTCAATACTCTTGCACGAGATATTGGTGTTGAAAAATTAGATTTTCCCGACATTGAAGAATACTTTGTATATACTCCAAAAAGTCAAGGATATTCTACGGGTGCTAGTGGATATGGTAAAGGTGTTAAATTAGCAAAAGATTCTGTAACTTATATTACATCAGGTCTTGTTGATCGCAACAAGATGACTGTGTTGTCATATTTACATAAGGCAATCAAGTCTCTCAATCAACTTCGCATGATTGAAGATTCTCTTGTCATTTATCGTTTGTCTCGTGCTCCAGAAAGAAGAATTTTCTACATTGATGTGGGCAATCTTCCTAAAATCAAGGCAGAACAATATCTTCGTGATGTTATGTCACGTTATAGAAATAAACTTGTCTATGATGCAAGCACTGGAGAAGTTCGTGATGATAAGAAGTTTACCAGCATGATGGAAGATTTCTGGCTACCACGTAGAGAAGGTGGTCGTGGAACAGAAATCACAACTCTTCCTGGCGGACAAAATCTTGGAGAACTTGCTGATATTGAATATTTCCAAAAGAAACTTTATAGATCTTTAGGTATTCCAGAATCAAGAATTGCTGCTGACGGCGGATTTAATCTTGGTAGATCTTCTGAAATTCTTAGAGATGAGATTATGTTCTCAAGATTTGTTGGAAGATTGAGAAAGAGATTTAGCAATGTTTTCCACGATCTTCTAAAAACACAACTTATTCTTAAAAATATTATCACTCCACAAGATTGGGAGTACATGAGTGATCATATTCAATATGATTACATCTATGATAATCATTTTGCAGAACTAAAAGAAACTGAGTTAATGAATGAAAGATTAACTCTTCTGCAACAAATTGAACCTTATGTTGGCAAATATTATTCCAATGAGTATGTGAGAAGAAAGATTTTACGTCAAACTGAAGATGAAATGATTGACATTGATTTTCAAATTGCAGGTGAACTTGAGATGGGAGTTATTGCTCCACCAACACCACCTACAGATCCTGAAACTGGAATGCCGATTGATTATGTTCAAAAGACTGGTCAAAGTCTTATTAAGAAAACTCAAAATCAAAATACTAAAGATCTTGAAATTGGTTTAGGAAAACCTGTTAAAGAGCCTCAACCAAGTGAAAAAGGAACAACAGTAAAAGCTCCGCAGGCAGACGGAGTACAAACTAACAAAACTAGCAAACTATAAATAATATAAGATTTTATAAGTAATTTTATGGATTCAAATGATTTTGTCGGAATGGTGATGTCTGATGCATCAGCAGCGGAATTAACCGATGCTGTTAAAGAACTTCTTTATAACAAAAGTGTATCGATGATTGATGATTTAAAGCCAATTATTGGTGCTCAAATATTTGATCCTACAGTAGAAGATTCCGAGGAATAAAATGGCATTAAAAATTGTTCAAACTTATACTCAGTTGGGTGCGGCAGCAGGAACTGCCACGACAACTGCTGGGATTGCATTAAAAACTGGTTACATTCGCGTATCAACTGCTTCTACTGGAGCATATCTTGAAATTGGAAATAATCCAGTTGCTACAGTAAATTCTTTCCACATGCCAACACAAAGCACTGAAATTTTAAAAGAAAGAATTGCTAGGCAAAAAATTGCAGGTATTACTACAGGAACTACTACTGTCATTTCGTTTTTTGAAAACGCAGGAAATCCTTTCTTAGTAAACGATTATGTTGCAATTGAAGGCGCGTCTACTGCTGGCATTAATACGACTCATACGCAAGTTTTGTCGGTAAGTCCATCTCAAATTGTAATTAATTTTAATAGCACTTCACTTGTAGGTGTAAGTGTTGGGAGCACTGCAATTGTTGCAAGAAGTATTAAAATTTCCGCAATGGGAACTAATGCTACTTCTCCAATCAGCATTGCTGAAGTACAAATTTCATCTCAAGCATAAGACATGAAACTCATCACCGAACAGATCGAAAACATTGAAGTTCTTACCGAAGAAAAAAATGGTAAGAAAAGTCTATACATTAGTGGCCCTTTTTTACAAGCAGAAATCACTAATCGCAATGGACGTTGCTATCCTTTCCCAATTTTAGAAAGAGAAGTTAAAAAGTATACCGATAAGTTTATTGCTCAAGGTAGAGCTTTAGGAGAACTCGGTCATCCAGATGGGCCAACTGTTAATTTAGACAGAGCCTCTCACATGATTACAAATCTTCAAGCTGAAGGCAATAACTTTATTGGAAAAGCAAAAATTCTTGATACTCCAATGGGTAATATTGCCAAGTCACTTTTAGATGAGGGCGTAAAACTTGGCGTTTCATCTAGAGGTATTGGTTCTATTATTGAAAGAAACGGTGTTAAATATGTCGGTGATGATTTTATGCTTTCAACTGCTGCTGATATTGTAGCAGATCCTTCCGCACCTGATGCATTTGTTCAGGGTATTATGGAAGGAAAAGAGTGGATTTGGAACAATGGTGTTCTTGCGGAAAAAACACTAAGAGAATTAAATTCATTAACTCCAACTGTTGATAAAAAAATCCGCGAAGAGCGTCTTCTCAAGGCGTTTAACAACTACTTGAGAAATTTATAATTTATAAATAAATATTAGAATAAAGATATTTACATTTTATTCGGAGAGTACAATGTCTGCTGGTAATTTACAAGAAATGGAATTAACGTCACAAGCCAAGCAATCCAAGACTGCGGTTAATGCTGGTGCTAAGCCTGCTGAGCCCATGCCATCGAATGCCGAATTCGTAGCTGGTGTTCCTGGTCAATCGATCACCGATCTTGGAGGCCCTACTCCTTATAACTATCGTTCTACCGACGATTCTTCTAAGTATGCTACACAAAACATTAAAACAGTTAGAGATGTAGTTAATGCTAAAGCTTCTAGAGCTGAAGAAGCTGAGTATGATGAAGATGAAGAAATTGTAGAAGAGAAGGCAGAGAAAGAGGGGCATGAAGATGCTGCTCAAGATAGAAAGATGATGAAGAAAATGAGAAAAGAGGAGACTGAAGAAGAAGGTGAAGCTCCTGAAGTTGAAGAAGAAGGTGAAGAGGAAGAGCTTGAGTTTAGCGTTGAAGAAGACGTAAAAGCAATCTTTGGCGACGAAGATCTTTCCGATGAATTTAAAGAAAGAGCAACTCTTGTATTTGAGTCAGCTCTTAGAGCAAAAGTTGCTGAAGCTGCTCAAATTATTGAGAAGCGTTATGAAGCTGCTCTAGAGGAAAATGTTGCTGCTATTGAAGCACAATTAACCGAAAGAGTAGATGCATATTTAGAGTACGCTGCTGGTGAATGGCTTGAAGAGAATGCTCTTCAAGTTGAAACTGGCATCAAAGCCCAACTTGCGGAGTCATTCATGACCAACCTCAAGGGGCTTTTTGAAGAGCATTATGTTTCAATCCCTGATGATAAATACGATGTACTTGAGAGCATGGTCTCAAAACTTGATGAAATGGAATCAAGACTCAACGAGCAAATCGGAAGAAATATTCAGTTAAATCAAAGACTTAGCGAATCCGTATCAGATGGAATTCTCTATGATGTCTCAAGAGGTCTCGCTGAGACCCAGAAGAGCAAGCTCGCAAGTCTGGCTGAAAGTGTTGAGTTCGTAAGTGAGGAAGACTATCGTGAGAAGCTGGAAGCACTAAGGGAGTCATACTTCCCAAGAAATCCAGTTACTCCAGAAAGAGAAGACGAAATGCTTGGCACTGAATCGGAAGTTGTTTCCGAATCAATGGATGCCTATCTAAAGGCAATTTCAAGATTTTCTAAGTGATTTTAAGATTATAAAGTAAACACTTTTTCCAAGACAGGAGAAACACGCAAATGTACAATTCACAACATTTGCAAGAAAAGTGGGCTCCTCTTCTAAATTGTGAAGGTCTTGATTCCATCAAGGACTCATATAAGAAGAGCGTTACCGCTATCTTGCTAGAAAACCAAGAAAAATTCCTTAAGGAAGAAAGAGGCTTTATTTCGGAAGCTAGCCCAACCATGTCAGCTGGAACTGGTGGTTTCGGTGGTGGTACTTATGGTACTGCTGCTGCAACTGGTCCTGTTGCTGGTTTCGACCCCGTTCTAATTAGCCTCATTCGCCGTTCAATGCCTCAGCTTATCGCTTATGATATCTGTGGCGTTCAGCCTATGACTGGCCCAACTGGTCTTATCTTTGCGATGAGAACCCGTTACGCT